AAGCAGCAGATGCAACAGCAAACAGGGCAAGAGATGGCGAGAGACTAAACAACCAATCTGACGGTCAAGCAACTGTTAGTGGACGAAATCCGAAAGGTGAAGGTAGAGCGTCTCAATAATCGAGATATGTAAAAAAAGGCTCTATAATATATACTACAATGACTATATCAAAAGCCCATTGGGATACCGAGGGCGACTCAGTTCGCCTTTCAATGCCTTTCAGTAAGGTCGATAAAGAACGACGTATCGTTTCTGGTTTTGCTTCACTTGATAACTTAGATAAGCAAAATGATATCGTAACCGCAGACGCATCAATGTCTGCATTTGCAAAATTCCGTGGGAACATTAGAGAGATGCATCAGCCATTAGCAGTAGGTAAGATGGTTGACTTTAAAGCAGAAAAGTATTTTGATCCAGAATCAAAGAAATTCTATAATGGAGTTTATGTATCTGCATATGTATCAAAGGGTGCACAAGATACATGGGAAAAAGTTTTAGATGGAACACTAACTGGTTTTTCAATTGGTGGAAAAATGAATAAGTGGGATGACGCATATGATGAAAAGTCAGATTCACAAATTAGAATTATTAAAGAATATGATTTGGTAGAGTTGAGTCTTGTTGATTCACCAGCAAATCAATTTGCAAATATTATGTCAGTAGAAAAGGTTGATGGCATCGATGTTATCAAGGGAGCAGAGACTACTCTTGAAAATGTTTTCTGGGATTCAGAAAGTGGCCTAGTAATGACTTCTGAAAATGAAGTTGAATATAGCCCAGTATCTGGCAATGCCATGAAGAATATAGGGTTCGTTGAAAAAACGGATAATGAAAAAACAGATATGATAAAGTTCTTAGTCGATAGTGCTAAAGGCATTAATACTTCTAAGATTAACAAGGAGGTAAATCCTATGACAGAAACAACAGAAGTTGTATCAGAAATCGTCGAAAAGTCTGATGCATCAGTTGAAGAAGTTAAGGTCGCTCCAGAGGCAGATGCTAAGGCAACTACCATTGATACAGCAGCAGACGCAGAAACAGAAAAGGCTGATAAGAAGCCAATGTCTGATGAAGAAAATGCTGCAGAAGATGCAAAGGATTCAACAGAGAAGGCTGCAAAGCATCCTGATGAAGAGAATGCAGCAGAAGATGCAGCAGAACCTGCAGACGCTGAAGCGATGGAAGAAAAGAAGCCTGCAAAGAAGTCAGATGAGGTAATTACTGAAGCAGTAGAAACTGTTTCTAAGACAGTTGCTGAAATCAATAATAATTTAACATCAGCCTTTAGCGATCTAGTTACAACCGTTAAGTCTCTACAAGAGCAGGTTGCAACACTAAACAAGTCCCTTGACTCAGTTCGTTCAGACGTTCAGAGTGCAAAGGATGAGTTCAATGAGTTTGGTAAGAGAGTAGATGCTGTAGAAGCAGATACCGCTTTCCGAAAGTCTGGTGATCTAGGCGAGATCATTCAGGAACAACCAGTAATGGTTGAAAAATCCCTATGGGGCGGTCGTTTCCTCAAAACAGCCGACTTATTAAATTAAGTAAAATTCACAGGAGGTGACAATATGTCGGAACAAGAAATAATCAAGAACCAACCTGGCGAGTCAGGTCAACTTGGTGGCACAACACCAGGTCTTTATCAGGGTCAGGGTGCATTTGCATCAGGATCTGAAGATGGTTCAAACGTACCAGGTAACTATCATAACGGTGCAGTAGTTGGAAATATTCCAAATGCTAACTTCGGAGTTACATCTGGACCAAATGCAGTAAATCCTTCAGGTGAGGCTGGATCAGGTATCCTTCGCCCAGAGCAAGCACGTCGTTTCATTGACTACGTGTGGGATGCAACAGTTCTCGCCCAGGATGGCCGTCGTGTTACTATGAGAGCCAATACAATGGAACTCGAAAAGGTAAACGTAGGTGAGCGTGTAATTCGTGCAGCAGCACAGGCAGTTGGCGAATACACAAACGCAGGTGCAACATTCTCAAAGGTAGAACTTACAACTAAGAAGATCCGCCTTGACTGGGAAGTATCTGCAGAAGCACTAGAAGACAATATTGAAGGAGCAGCACTTGAAGATCACATCGTTCGTCTTATGACAAACGCATTCGGTAACGATATCGAAGATCTCGCTATCAATGGTGATGGTTCAACAGGTTCATTCCTTTCAATCATGGAAGGCTTCGTACATAAGGTTAAGAATGATGGAGATGCACATGAATCTGTAGTAACAGTTTCAAATAACGCTTGGACTCCAGAAGTTATGCAGAACATCATCCTTGCTATGCCACGTAAGTATCGTGCTATCAAGAACAATCTTAAGTTCTATGCTGGTACAGATGCATTCCAAGGCATCATCAAGCACAATGGTACACTTGCAGACGCTATTGCTGAAGCATTCGCTGGTACACCAGCAGGTACCCCTGCAAACCGTCAAGCATACCTTGATGGTAATGGTCAGACATTTGGTGGAGCACGTACAACTCGTGTTCTCGGTGTCGACGTACAAGAAGTTCCTTACTACCCTGCAGGTTATGTCGATTTGACATTCCCACAGAACCGTGTTTGGGGCTTCCAGCGTGACATCACTGTTAACCGTGAATACAAGCCAAAGAAGGACACTGTAGAATATACAGTCTTCGTTCGCTTCGGTATTCAATGGGAAGAACAGGATGCTATTGCGTTCGCTGATGCAGCATCAGATTCATAATCTGTAAAGCATATTTTTGGGGGGAGTAGGAGTTAATTCTCCTGCTCCCCTTAATTAATTAAATGATATAATACTATTTAGGAGGTTAGTCATGGAAGATACAAATAATTCAGAACAAACAGTAACAGAAACTCCAGCCGTTGAAGAAACTAAGGTCGTTGAAGAGACACCAGTTGCTGCTCCAGCAGAAGAAATACCTGCACCAGAAGCACCAGTTGTTGAGACTTTAGCACCAGTTGAAGAGCCAAAGAAGGAAGAACAGGAAGTTATCGGAGCACCACGCTATGCTGGTGGATCAGATACAGTTCAGTCAGTTGGCGTAACAAATAACGGAGCAATTGGAACTGCTAATGTAGAGCGTCCAGTAAAGAAGGCAGCAGCACCTAAGAAGGCAAAGGCTGAAGATACTGTAGCGATTCTATCTACACGAAATGTAACTTGGAATGGCGTTGGTAAGGTTTATCGTGGATACAATATTGTATCTAAGGATGCTGCTGAAAAGTGGCTTACTCGTGACCATTGCCGTATTGCTACACCAGAAGAAGTTGCAAGAGGATTCGGTAAGTAATCAATGGAAGTCTACAGAGTACCACCATATCCACTAACTACAGTTTGGGATGTTCCTATCCCTAATTATACTTACACGCTGTATTTAGAAGATTTGGTGGACCACTCTGTAGAAATTTCACAAATTGATTCAGATACAAACTCACAAATACACTATGAGTTACCATTAAGCAAGGTGCAGTTCGATAGATCCTTTCTTATTAGATTTTATGATACAGAGCAAGAGCATATCCTTTTAGAAGATAATCTTGATATTATTAGACCATATGTTGATACGACAAAATTAGCAAGTACCGCTAGTGAAATTATGGAATATAAAACATATGAACTTATTGCAAGATCAGTTATTGATACAATAGTTGGTAATGGTTTTTATAACCATAAATTAATCATGCAAGGTGTTGGTCAAGGTGTAGACTATTATCCACTTTGGGAGCATGCCTATAGAGTTTTAAAAGTATACGAAAATGATGTATTGGTATATGACATAGATGCAGTTGATCCAACAACAAATATTCATGAATATAAAATTACATTTGACAATAGTGCTATTTATCGTGTAGATCCAGGAACATTAACTGGACAGGTTATCAATAGAACAGAGTCATATCCATTAAACTTAATTACAGGTGGAGGAGATTTAGCACCAATTGGCTTTAGATTAGTAGATTTTCCACGAGGCTATGATTATATTTTTGTACTAGATGCTGGATATAAAACAATTCCGCCAGATATTGAAAGAGCAACATTAATGCTAATTGAAGATCTAAAATGTGGAAAATTAGAATATTATAAGAGATATATGACAGCATATAATACTGATCAATTTAGAATTCAATTTGATAAATCTATGTTTAGCGGTACTGGTAATTATATAGTTGATAGGATTTTGGAGAAGTATCAAAACAATATTACTCGTCCTGGGGTCTTGTAATGATATGCGAGGCAACAGACTATATTTTTCCAATGCAAGCAGATATATTTTATCCAATAGTTGAACAGGGTGCATACGGAAATATAAAAAAACAATGGGTTCACGATAGAACAATTGCTTGTTCATTTACTTTTACTGGATCTGCTTTTAGAGAAGAAATTACACCTAATGTAAATATTACTCAAGAAAAACTTTTACTTGGAAGAGTAAAGACTGATATTAGAATTTCAAGTGAAGATAATCCAAATTCTGTAACAAACGTAATTATTACAAATATTAAAGATTCAAATTGTAATCCAATTTATATTGAAACTGCTGGTCCTAGAGCAGGGAAATCTACAATTTTTGAAATTGCAACATTAGAACCTTTTATGGGACCATTTGGAAATGTTGAATATTATAGATTAACTATTCGCCGTTCTGAAAATCAGGCGGTAGATATATGATAGCAATGAAGTTTGACACAAAATCTTTTATGCAAGAAATGGATAATATAATTGATTACACTTATGGTTTTATTGAAGGCATTGAAATAGGAAAAAAAGATTTTT